CTTTTGCAAACACCTTTTATTTGCAGAATCTTTGCTTTTATTCTGATCTTCAAGCTCATCAACTTGTTGCTTGAGTATTCTTACTTGATCTTTATATTCGCTAATAATATCTCTACTTGTATCAGACATAAGCTTTGATTATTCAGATATTCCCATTATCCATAGCATAATAAAAATATAACAGATAACCTCCATTATTTTTTCTTAAATGTAGAAACACCTTTTATACCAAGTATTGTACTAAAAGCTCCAACGACAAGAGCTTGATAGAACATTGGTAAGTTAGAAAATTTATCAAAGAAAATATCTATCTTTGCTTGAATATCAGGATCATCACTAAACACCGACCAAGCAAGTAAAAGCAAAGGAATTGAAATTAATATCAAGCAGAATTCGTCTTTCCAGTCACCCCTCTGAGAATCAATCACAGCTTTCTTAAATTCAACTTCACCATTAGCCATCTTCTCAGCTAACTTAAGTTCAGCTACTGATTCTAATTCTTTTGTTTTTCTTCTGTTGGCAGCAATAGACATACCTGTCTTGATAATGCCTGGTACTAATTTAGCTGCAATATTCATCCACATATATTACTTATAAAAGTCTTTGAATAACCAATCAACGTATTTTTTCCACATTTTTTTAATAAAACGCATAATATTTTACTCCTTTTTTTATGGTTTATATAGGTCATAAGTTAATGTTAGTTCTTGGTTTGCTTTAATATCCTTTTCTGTTTTTAAAAACCACTTATTGTTATGCTTTCTTTTAATGCAATTAGACTCATCAGCATGATTAATAAATCCTCCTAATGGAGTTCTAATAAGATCATTTTCAATCTCTATATGTGTCATACCTATTGTAGTATCTTTTGGTATTTCAGTAAGACTAAATAAACCTAAACCATGCACATCAGATTTTTTTATTGTTAAATAAAATGGTAATGGTTTATATTTAATCATCTTCTTTGCAGGTGCAGGTATCACAAGTACAAAGTCCATATTCATCTGCATGAAGTCCATCTTCACAATGACAATTATGATAACATTTTTTACATTTCATTTTAATCACTCTTTGAAATTCTTATAATTTTTCCATCTTTTACTTCTGCTTTTACTTTAGTGCAAACATAACTTACTCTTGCACCACTATTTCTTTGTGCAATTCTTTTTTTTTCTAAACATTTAGATACGTTAGGCATAAGTGTATGTTCTTTTAACACAGCAGGTTCACCTAAAAACATTAATAATGCGATAACAGTTTCCATTAGTTTGTTCCATTCATTTTCTTTTGTAACATATCCACTTGCTCTTTAAGATGATCTATGTTTACTTTGTTATATCTACTAGCTTCTATTTCTTTTTCTATGCTTTCTATTTGACCAGCAAGGTGTTCGATAAGCATATACATTTCTAAGTTCTTTGGTTCTTGCTCTGCTTTTTTTAAAAGATCAGCTTGAAATAATGTATCTGCTGTCTCTAGTTTATTTAATCTCTCTTGAATTGTGAAGAAAGCATACAAACCTGTACAAATAAAAAAAATTATAGCTATTAAATTTTTAATTGGTAAACCAATATTTGTATCTTCGCTTATCTTCATTGTGGTTCGTCTCCTCCGCAAATATAACCTATAACTTTCTTACCTTTGTAAGTATGGTAGTAATGATTAGATAAAAAAGTTTTCTTTCTCTTCTCATGTACCGCTACGTTAGTATTAAACCAACTACTACAGCTTGTAAATATTTCAAACCTTTCTTGTTTAATATCACCACCAAAGGTTAGATACAATAGAGTGATCATTATGGGTTTCATTAGTGTCCTTGTGAGTTGTAGGCTTTCCAAGACCTTTTTTTATGTTTGTTCATAGATGACATCTTAGGTCGTCTACCAATGCTAGTATTTTTTGCTATTCTTTCGTGCTTTGGTTTGTTTAAATCGAACTTTACCCTTGCCATACGTTCCTGTTTGTTGAGATAATAGTTTTACTTTACGTGAATATTGTTGTGCAAATGATTTTTTGATGGTCATTTGCTGAAGTTTTTTATTTCACTAGCTTTGATACCATAGATAGCAGCTACAACAGATACCCAAAGTCCAACCAACCACCAAGGCATAGCTTGTAGCTTTTCAAAAAACATATCCATCTTTCTTTCTATTTCAGGATCGTCTGCAAATACAGAGTAAGCTAACATGAAGATGGGGGTAGACAAAACGATAAGTACGAACTCATCTTTCCAGTCTCCCTTCTGATGCTCAAATACTTTACCTTTATACTCAATCTCCCCCCGTCTCATCTTCTCTGCATGGTGAAGTCTAGCTTCTGACAAGGCTTCTTTTGTTTTTTGTTTATCAGAATACAGTTTAGCAGCTGTTTTAATTCCCATACCTAATACGTTAAACCACATATTATTCTAACCAAGGTTTATAAATAACCTTACCTTCTTCTCTCATAGCTCTTAATGATTGATTTCTATTTGCGTTAGTTGAATATGAACAATGAATCCAACCTGAAGTAGGTTCGTTGTCTCTGTAAAATTCTAAAATAAGTTGGTCAAATTCTAACTCTGATTTAATCCAAAGAGCTAGTTCTCTATTATCTACACCAGGTATTTCAAAGTCTGCTGCGGCTGCACTTTCGTCTGCTACGTGCTGACTGTTAATACTACTTCCTATTTCTGTGCAAAGCTGCGCACAACGGAATCCTGATGATATTATTAAAGGTTTGTCAAAGTGTGATCTAACTGGTTGTAATATATTTACTGCTAATGCTTTTAAATTTTCTATTTGCTGTGGGTTAGGGTTATTATTAATACCTTTACGTTCAGCAATTTGCGACTTAGTTAGCTCATCAAGGGTTATGTTAGCTGTAAGTTTCATTTGTTGTAATATATCTTAACCTTTAATTTTTTTTGTAGTTCTGTCAAGCCTCTATTTATAAGCGATCCAGCCTTTCTAACATATCTATCTTTAGGTGTATAGTCAGATTTCCTATAATTTGCGGTCTTTACATCGTAGGCTTGATATTCACCTGTGTTAATATCTAATACAACCATATCTATTGGACCAATACCCATAGCTGGTACAAATACAATTTTATTAGGGTCTTGTGCGAATTTAGCTTGTGCAATGAGTTCATTATATAATCCTACTGAAGCTGTTTTGTTTCGTTTAACCATTCCATTTAAAGAAACCAAGAACTGTAGCTACAAGTCCGCCAAGAACAATAAAGAAAGCAACAGCACCTTTACCTTTGTTCATATCAGCACGTAAATCTTTTATATCTTTACGCATTTCGTCAATAGCTTTGAACAAAGTTTTCATACGTTCAGCACAGACTTTCTCATGATAAGAAATTCTTATGCTGTTATTTTTTTCTGCGTACTCTTTAATCTCTTTTGCACTTACAGAAGATTTTTTTTGTTTTCTTTTTGAAACCATCTTTTAACTCTTCCCAAAATATTTTTATTTCTTCTAATAACATCTTAGCAAATTTATCCATGATTACTCCTATGTTTCTTCAACTGGTTTACACATAAAGTTTATAACCAACTGATTTCTATTTACGATGCCACTGTCTATCTTATTTGTTTCTCGAATAGCACGTAGATAACCCGCATTAGCACATTCTTGCCATGAATTAAAGACAAAATTATCCTCAATAGGTGGTAGACAATTAAGGTGTACTACAGAACAAATATTTAAAATCAAAATAAACTTCATTCATTTTGATTATCAGATATAAATTATAATTGATATTGATATTAATGACTAATTAATATTGTAAACTTACGCCTCTAATTCTAGCTTCTTTAGAACTGAGAGATTGATTAGCAAATTCTAATTTATATTTTAAACTTGTTCCTGCTGTTACAGATAAGTCATTTACTTTAGCCATTTTAATACCAGTAGCAAAATCAGGCATAGCTGAAAGTGTAGCAGTTGAATAGTTAGAACCACCATCTGCTGAAAGTTTTAAAATAATATCTGTATTTAATGCGTTAGTACCTGCGTTGTCTTGATAAGTTATAATTGCACCCATAGATGAAATGCTTGATGGAGCTGTAATTGCATTATTTTCAAATGAGCCAGTTGCACTAGCACCAACTGATTTTTCTTTATTATAGAAATCCCAATAAATACCACCAACATTATTATTAGCTGCTGAATGTAAACTTACTTTTTGAAATCTAATATATCTTGCATCAAAGTCAGGTAATCCAAGCATAGTAAAACCTGATATAGCTGTGTGAGATGTGCTGTTTGCATTAAAAGAAAATAATCCAGCACTTGTTCCTGAACTTGATGTTAAACCACCACCACTTGATGCTGATGAAGTTCCATAACTAACTGAACCTGATTGTGAAATTCCCGACATATCAACATTAGACCAATCAGTTCCATTTAAACTATATTGAAGTCTTACTTGGTTAATATCACCCCAGTTATTATTTTTTGAAATATCTAATCTTGTACTAAATCTTTTAGTTTCTTTATAATCTGCATAAAATTCTATTGTTCCAGTATTACCACCTGAATGCGACCAACCATTACCTTCGTTAGTTGTTTGTGCTTTAGCATGAGAAATGTATTGTATTGCACCACTCTCAACCATATCTGCATAAGTTGTGTTATCTCCCATTCCAACAGATTTAACTTGATAGTTACTTGCTCCTACTGTTGTTCCATTTTGTCTTGGACTAAACCAATCTAACTTTGTAGCTGTAGATGCAAAAATTTCATAAACACTAGCAACAAATTCATCATCAGTTCTAGCTGTATTAGTTAAACCTGTTACTCCAGTAGCATCTTGAAAAACATCTACATACATTGAGTTTGTATTGTAAGCACCTTTGTTTTCATTAGATGCTTGTCTCAATGCAAGTGTAGAAATATCATTAACTAATTTGTTATCATCAAAACTTGTTATGTTTAAACGAGAGTTTGATATGGTTCCTGATGCGATTGAACTTGCAGGAAATACGTATCTTAAATCTTTATAATTAGCCATATTACTTGTCCTTTAATAACCACCCTTGAGTTGAATCAACATAAACTAATGTAAAAGCAGCTCTTTCTGTCGACACTGTCATATCTGATGCTGCTCCTTGAATGTTATGTCCATTTCTTCCTATAGTTATATTATTTGTATCTGCTGTTCCAGCATAATCTATTATTGAAACTTCATTTCCAATCGTTGCA